CTTGCTCCGTAAATTGCCCATAACCCGTTTTGTGAATCTGCACCAGCCATGCACCATACATACAAACGTTCTAAGTTTTTCCAATGTGCGCCTATTAGTTCATCTTTTGGAGGACGTACACCGTCAATCAATGCCATCTTCACACCTTCACGAAAACCGGCACGCCACGCTTGTTGAGCAGTACTGTTATTATGCACTGTACTCATTAAACTATTAACTTGGATATATTCTAAGTCCCAGCAAAAGTCTACTTGTGCTTGTGGATTATCCGGATCAGCATTTTCATGTGTACGCATTGTGAGTACAGTTTGTTTATTCCAGCACTTGATGCCGCCATTGCCGTACCGCAATCCGTTAACACTGTTATCAGCAGTCCAACTAATTACGTGCTTTGATAAGTCTACGCCGTCTTGAAAATTTATTGTTTGATTTAAAAATTGTTCATCAATTTGATTATCACCGTCGATAGTAATAAAGCGATCTGTTTCACTTAAATTAGCACATGCCTTGTGTGCGGCGTCACTACCTTCAACTCCGTGTACACGTTTTGCCCAAGGCACCTTAGTTAATAAGTCTGCATAGTTTTCTTCAGCGTTTGGTTCGTCATACGACAAATATATAATATCGTAGTCTAAAACTTTAAATTGTTTCATCAATAAATCCGTATGAGTTAAAAATCTTTGGTGTGTATATACTTACATTATCGTGTTCTTCTGGGTATTCGAATTGGACAGTATAACCATGTGTAATCTGTTGTACGGTTGCTGTAAAAGTTCTAATCAACAAATGCGGATCATTTGCCTTTGTTATACTAAATTTGCATAGTTGCCTTGGGTCTAATAACATTTGTTCGTTAACATTAACAATTAGATTCCATTCGGTAGTACGTGTTATAATACAGTCGCCTGTGCTTTGTTTAGGAACATGATATATTACATCTTTAATATCATATGTAAGTTTAGGTTGTTCATATGCTAATAATACATATTCTTTTTTTGAAAGATCATATTTCACAACGAAGTTATTTTTTTTATCTGGATTAGTCATAAAGTCAACATATGCATCTTCACTAACTTCTAAATTATATTCCGATTCAGGTGTATAATTTTGTAAGCCTATTATCCTACTTGTATCTTTATCAAAAATTAACCAATACATTCTTCGTACCTTGATAAAATTTTATCACAGAAATCTTTTTCTGTGTAATGAAAAACTCCATGCTGTTTATGATTGCCTATTTTAAGACCCTCATTAAAATACCAGTCTACTTTTTCTTGCCATTTTTCACTAGTGTCTACCCAATTTTGTGCATGTAATTTCATATGAACAAAGTCTATTAGATCAATCTCTTGAAAGTTATCATATTCCATTAATTCAAGAGCAATAGCAGTACATACATCAATACTGCAATGCTTTGGTTTAAAGTCTTTGCAAAATATTTCGTAAAAATCTTCCCAGTTAGTAACTACAGTTTCTAATAATTCAAAAAATTGTGCTACTACTTTTGTTTTTTTAAAGTAGTATAATCCTGTATAGATATTAAACAATGCGTTTTGATGAAATACTTTTCTATAGTATGTGTCATTAATAGGTTCTTGTCTATACGTGATTGGATTTTGTGTAAAGTATAACGTCTGATCTTTAAATTGTGCCCAGTCTATTTTATCTAAAAATAATACATCACTATCTACAACAATAGTTTCATTGTAAGGACTAAGATCAAATGCTTTCCATCTGTTTTCAATCTTCCATTCACTATCAACTGCTTGATCGTTTTCTAATACAATTACTTTGTCAAATATTAATTGTGTTTTTGCATCAACTTTATGATCTGTAACTAATGTAAAATGTTTGTTACCACTATGTATGCCACTCATTGCACACAAGTAGGCTTGCTTTACATAATTGTCGGTTGTATTATTTTGTGCAAAAATTAAAATACCTTGCTTCATAATAGTTCTTCCAAACAGTATTTGTTCATAGCATGTACTGTTAGGCCTTTCGTTTTAATTGGATTATTGTCTATAATAAATGTAAGTGTTTCATTGTCAATGTCATACAGCATATCTTTATCAATAGTATAATAAAGTTTACCGGGCATGTTTCCAACAAACGTACCTTTGGAATGTCCATTCATTATGTGTGCGGCAATACTAAATGCAAAATCATTACGATATGTTTGTTGTGTAATTTGATATAACATTCTGTAGTGCGGCCATTGTTCTTCAATATGCTGTAGTAGATCAAAGAATATTTTATTTTGTTTACACTTTGTAAAATACACACAAGTTGCCCAATAAAAGTCTACACTTGCATCGCTTATTTTATCAAATTCTCGATAATCAATATGTTGTGACTCTTCTGCCAAGTGATATGCATGTCTATACATTAACAACGGATTATCTTGTAAAAAACAATGTTTGTAAGTATCATCACAAATAATAATATCGCTATCAATCATTAAAGTTTGATCATACGGAGTTAGGTCATAACTTAATACTCTTGCATTGTTTTTAAATGTTAAGTGTGTTCCAATGTTTCCATTGTTATACATTTTTTTAGTATATTTTTGTGGAGTATCTAAATGCATGATATGATCAAATGTACCGTCGTCTACTACATCACAATCAGTAATAATACTTGTAGGAAGATCAAGGTATTTTTTAGCACGATCAGCAACCATACGGGCTTGCTTTATATAATCAATTTCTTCGTTATTAAATGCATGTACAAGTATGCCTTTAGACATTAAGAATTCCCTGCACTGTACGCTCGCTTTGTATTAACTTTTGATACGAATCATAATAGGATTGAGTAGCGTGTGAAAATGCGTCAACTAAAGCGTCATAAAATTCACCTCTAGTTTTTATTTCAATAGGAGTATTGTTATTATCAACAAAAATAGAACTGTCAATACTCTTTAGAGTTGCAATAACCTCTCTCGAAGCGGTAAATTGGCCTCCAGAATAATATATTGTGCAGTCCTTTAGGTATTTTTCTCGTAGTACACGCTTTTGATTTTTAAATGACGTAACATAATCTGCGTGTTCTAGGGCTTTTTGTAGTCGTTGATCCATATGCTCTCCTATATAACACTTATTATACAGTAAAACTAGTAGGTTGTCAAGTATTAACTTCCAGTGAAATTGGCTTGTCTATTAAGTGCTGGGATTGGAGTATCTACATATGAGCCGCTTGCTCGAACACTTCCAATAGTAGTTGTAAGAGTACCTACAACAAATTCGTCAATAGGTGCAACACCTTTCGCACTGCTGGTGTTACCTGTGTCTGCCTCGTCCATCCATATACGAAATTCGATTGTGGTTGTATTAACTTCTTTTGCTCTAATGTAATAGTTATTATCAGCATATACACCACTTCCAGTTTTTCTAAAAACTTGTTGTTCGCTGGCAGTTAATTGAAAATTACCAATTGCTGTGCCTGTACCACTATTACTAGTTGAAGTATAATTGTATCCAAAACTAACTGTACCTGCATTAGACAACATTGTTGACCAATCGTTTGTTTTTGCAACATTACCGCCTGTTGCAGAACTTGTTAAACCAGTTACAAATGTAATTGTTCCGCCTGCGTTAAAAAAATGTCTACGAGCATCGGCACTTGTAAACACAACCCTAAAATAACCATTTAGAACTTGGTTCCACTGTGTTGTACGTGTTAATGTATCTGGATCACTAGTTGATGTAGATTGTAAGGGTGACAATCTATATCTATTAGGTGATGTTTCTAATGTATTCATTGACTGTTCATAGTCAACAAATCCTTTTAGGGTGGCGTCTGGATTATCACTTGTTTCGTCAGCAATCATATCACCAATAGTAATACTAGCAATAGTGCCTGCGGCTTGATTAGTCTGATGTCGATTTATTCTGTCAACGTCTGTTTTTAATTGATTAACATGAGATGCGGTGACAGTGTTGGTTACTACAACTTGATTACTAGCCGTAGTTTGGCCGTAACCTTCCGTACCGGATCCATTACCAAGAATACTTTCGACTCTTGTTTGTAATGCATTGTATCGTGTTGCGGTAATTAAATCACCAACAGCCATATATTACTCTCCTAAACATACAGTATTAGTATACTATACTTTCTTAATTATGTCAAAGGTTATTTATAGCCGCAAATGCTGGAGCAGGGGTATCAACATATGATCCGCTTGCTCTAACAAACCCTATTTTGGCTTCTAATAATCCTTGTACTGGCTCATCAATTTTGTATCCTGATACTGCGGCATCAAAGAATTCATATTTTACTTGTATTGTAGAACTGTTAGGTGCTTTGGCATAAAGAATATAATTGTTATTGCCATATACTCCAGTTGCCGCTTTTCGATAAATTTCTTGGTAAGCCGTAGTTAAATCATAGTTGCCTATAGACTGTACAACACCTGTACCAGTTGTTGTCGTTGTATCATAATTTAAATTAATAGTACCTGCATTACTAAGTATTGCCGCCCAATCTTGACTTTTAGCAACGCTATCACCTGATACTGGAGTTCCGCTCAACGAACTTATAAATGTAAGACTTCCTCCAGCATTAAAATAATGCCTACGTGCATCTGCACTTGTAAAAGATACAAGGAATTCACAATCGATTGGAGCCGTCCATTGATTTCGTCTTTGGTTAACTGCAACATTATTAGTTGTACTACTTTGTGCGGCAGTTAATCTAAATCTATTACCTATTGTTTCAATAATACTAATAAAGTCTTCATAATCTTTGAAGCCTTCTTTTATGTCTGCGCCACTAGTATCTTCAGCAACAGTGTCGCCTACTTCTACTTCTGCAATAGAATTTGGTAATGCACCTGTTTGATGAATGTAAATCTTATTTAAGTCAGTAAACAATGCATTAACATGTGTAGAGTTAATTACAACATTACTTGAAACTTGCGAACTAGTAACAGTTTGGCCGTAGCCTTCATTTGATGATCCATTACCTAAGATGGCACTCACTCGGCCCTGTGCATTATTATATCTTGCGGCTGTAATTAAATCGCCAACTGCCATGCCTTACTTCCTCTTTATATACGTGCTTTAATATTTATACTTTTAAAACACACTCTATTAATTTTTCTTCTTCGGAAGTGCTTGTTTCAAGAGCAACTCCAACTAATCCATTACTTGCTATAGTTGATGCAACTCCGTTATCCCATGCGTAAACTGCTTGACCTTTTGATACTGGACCGCTTACTCTTACAGGAACACGCCCTTTAAGACCAACTGCTTGACCTTCTGCTGTACTGTTCATTAAGTATGCTGGTTCTGCTGATATCACACCAATTGCTAAGTCACTTACTTTTGCTGGACGTACTTCTGCTGTTCCGCCTACCGCTACTACTGTTCCTGTAGGAAGTTCTTCAGCAGTTGCATAAACTTCTGCTAAGTCAGCATACTGTGCTTGTGTTGCTGTTCCTCTAAAGAAGTTAGCATGTAAGTCTCCTGCACTATCACGCAACGCTGTTGTACTTGCAATAGCACTTGTATCACCTGCATAGTCTGCACTATTAAATTTAATTGCACTTGTACTTGATGAATTACCTTGGAAATTGTCTGCCCAAACATTTGACCATTTAGCAATACTTGAACCTAATGTATATGTACTTGTTGATCCTGGATTAATACCAGTTGCTTGAATAGTAACACTGTTAGTTTGTACACTATTTGCATTGCTTGTTTTAAATCTAATAATGTTATTTGTACCAACTTCGTTAGCAATAACACCCTGGTTACCATTTTCAACATAAACATGTAAATCGTTTTGGTCGCCAATCGTAATTCCTGCATCAGGAAATCTTACAATCTCAGAAAATGTAGTTGGTGTGCCCGGTGTTGATTGAACAAAACTACCTGGTAATAATCCGCCTAATCTTAGTGCGTTACTTGATGTTCCCCAATAAACATGCTTAGGGTCCGCTCCAGATGTAACACCATTTGTTGCATCTTTGGTGTTTACCATTGTAGTACCTTTTCTGATAACATCAAACCCTGTAATAACGTTTGCTGGATCAGTTGCATCAATAGTAAATTCTTGTCCGCTAACAGTAAAGATAACCTCATCATCAATTGTTGCAACAATTAGACTATGATTTACGTTTGCATTATCACGCACTGTTTGACTTTTCATTTGCGTAAGTCCACTACCTGCGCCTTGCGGCCCAACTAATACAAATGATGATCCATTGTATGTGTATAACTGACTGTTACCTGAATCCCACCAAAAGTCACCCGATGTTAATCCTACTGGCTGTGTGGTTGAAACTTCTGCACCGCCTGTAGTTTTAAATTTTGTACCATCGTAAAACTTAATTTTTCCATTTGTTGAATCATGCCATATTTGTCCGCTAGTCGGCTTTGGCGGTTGTGATGTTCCGCTAAAGTTTTCTAACAAAAACAAAAAGTTTTCATTTTGTATTTCGCCGTATCCAGCGTAGTTTTTACCAACAAACGTTAAGTCTGTTGTTGTGTCAACGGTGCCATCTTGTACTACTACAAGTGTTGCTCCGCTGTATTTGTTAATCGTATAAGCCATGTTTCAACCCTTTAATTATAACTATATTTATCTTACACACTAGATACTAAGTTTTGGCTAAATGCCCAACTTCCACCTGATGTGACATATTCTTTTAATGATCTTGTTACACTAACTGTAACACTACCCGTTGCCGCTGTAAAGCCAATATCTTGTAATACTGATTCGTTTTGTACACCTGCGGCGTCTACTGCTATGAATGATTTTGTAGCAATTGCCGCAACATCAATACCTGTAACACTTGCACCACCTAATGTAGTACAGTGAATACGTGCTAGTGTTCCGTTAGCAACACTCGCGCCTGGAACTAGGTCATTCAATACTAGTCCAATTTGTGTATCATTTAAACCAGTAGAGTCCATACTAAATGAAATTGCCGAACCTGATATTGATTCATCAACATAAACTTTTGATGCCGCATCTGTATCTTGTGTTGGTTGTGCTATTCCTGCAATTTTACTGTTACTAAAGTTAACATCGCCACCCGCCGCTATTGTTAAGCCGCTTGCTCCGGTAATAGTGCTACCATTTAAATTAATGTTATCAACATCTAATGCTGTTAATGTACCTACATTTGTAAGACTTGAATTAACAATACCACTTCCAAGTGTATTAGAAGTAAGTACTGATGTTCCTGCAACTTTATATTCATTGCCTGTTGTTACATTAATATTCTCAGTAGTTGTCCAACTGTTTGTTGCTTGTATCCAAGTCCATTTTTTATCCGCGCCTGTTACCCTAACTACAATACCTGCATCGTCGACACCTGAGTCAGTTAATAGTGTACTATCACTTGTAATAGCAAGTTCAATTTGTTTATCTTCAACTCTTAATGTGCTAACATCAATACTTGCTGTTGCGCCTTCAACTAATAAGTTGCCCGTAACACGAATATCGCCTGCGACATCTAGTGTGTATTCCGGGGTACTATCAAATATACCAACTCGTTTGTTCGCCGCATCAATGAATACTGCATCAACTTGCTGTGAACCAGCCGCTGTACTTGTAACTTTAATTGTATAATTTTCATCTAACTGTTGATTAGCAGTTACAAAAGAGTTTCCTAAAATACTTAACACTTGGTTAGCATTTGGTCCAATAGTAATACCAGCACTGTTACTTACTGTAAGTGATCCTGTAACAACGTTATCAGTAGTTGTACTTACAAAGTTATCTGCACCAACTTTTGTTCCGTCTGCTTTAATTAATGCTTTTGCCGCATCTACAGTACCTTCATAAATGAAGTTTGTTTTATCAATAATGTTAATACCTTTTTTGATATTACCTGTAATGCCTGTAATTGTATAACCAACTGCTGGAGTAAATTCTACATTACTAATTACTGCGACTCTTGCTGTAGTTCCGTCTGTACCGTTTCCTAAGTATAAACTTGCAAGTGTTCTACTTCTGTCTTGAGTATCTAAAACTGATTCAATTCTAAATCCTGTTTCACCTTGCCCTGCTTTATAAATTGGTCCTGCTAAACTTAAATCTGTTCCATCATAAAAGTAAAGTTGATTGTTAACATTGTCCATCCACAGATCACCAGCAACCATTGTAGGTTGTGTTTTTTGTACAAATGGTCCACCAACTGCTTTAAATTGTGTGCCTTCATAAACCTTTAAACGTGCTTCACCAGTGTCCCACCAAGTTTGCCCTGCTATCGGGTTTAATGGAGAATTACTATTACTAAAATTTTCTAATATCTTAATAAAATTTTCATTAAACGCTTCGCCATATCCAGTATAGTTTCTTCCTACTAATGTAAGCGAAGTACTGTTAATGTCAATTGTGCCGTCAATTAAATCTACTAGCAATGTGCCATCTGTTTTGTTTAGTTTATATGCCATTAAACTTTCCCTGTGTAAATTATATAGTTTAAGGACATAAACGGATTTAGTGTATCCATTGCTTGTCCAGTTGTTCCTGCAACTCCGCCACTTGTTGTTACAGCCTGGCCTGCATTTTGTCCTGTAGGTGCATCAAATGTAATTGATGATGCAGGACTGCTTGGTCCTTTTGCCGCATCCAAAATTGCATAAAACTGTGTACCTTCAACAACCATATCGTGTTCGTGATTTGGTAAGTTAGTACCTTGAATTGTAACGTTTTCTGCACCACCGCTATTACCAAGTTCACTACCTTGTAAGCCCGAAACTCTACTTGCGGCTGTGCCACCCATGTCGTCTAGACCCATTACAGTTCTACCGCGCATGTCTGGTAGTGCAAATCTTGCTACACCGTTATCACTTAATAGTCCTGACTGCTTGTATGTAAATCCAATTACTGCATACAGTTCCGGATAGTCTGCTTGTAATACTTCTTGACCGTAACATAGCAACCAAAAACTTGGTGCCGCAATACCTGCATAAGGCATCATTACACCTGGAGGATTAACTGGAACTGTTGACAGTAAATCTCGTCTACTAATTCTATATAATCCAACTTGTCCTTGTACCCTGTTAAGTAGGAATTCATCACTTGCATCTGCATTATTAGTATATGTCTTGTTACTAATAAAACTGTTTGCAATTGTTGTTTGGAATGTTTTAGTTGTTCCGCCTGTTTGTCCATCAAATACTAATGTAGGCGCACTAACTTCTCCTGCTAATGTAAAGTTTGTCGAACTTGAAAGTTTATCTGAACTGCCTGCTCTACCACTAACTTGCCCTGTAACATTACCTGTTAAGTTACCTACAAATGTTGTTGCATATATACCTGTGTATTTGTTTGCTTGTGAACCAATATTTCTAGTATTAGTTACGTCAGGAATAATATTTCTAGTTTCAGTATCGCCTATAATATTAATAGTGCCGCCAATATTTAAATCGCCTGCAACGCCTGCGCCACCTTTTACAATTAAACTACCTGAACCAAAGTTTGTACTTGCTGTAACTCCATCAATTGTAATGTTACTGCTTACTTTAATATTACCTGTAACATCCAATGCTTCGCTTGGTGCTGTATTGTTAATACCAATATTTGTTGTTGAATCGACACGCATTACTGTTTTTGTAGTGCCTTGGTCGTTTACACGAATATCTAAACTAGAACCGCTTGCATTATGACTAATAATACCAATCTGTCCTTCAACACCTAATGTAACTTGGTTACCACTACCTACTATAATACCATCGTCTGTGTTTACTTTTAATTGGCTTGTTGTTGTGCTTACAACATCTCCTCTTAAGAAATTTGCAGCCGCAACTTTTGCGCCGCCTACAACTAAGTTTTCTGCTTGCTCTGCTGGTCCGTAGAATCTTGCGGATCCGCCGCCTGTAATATCTGCTGTACTTAAATTAATACCTGGATTAATTTGTCCAAAGCCATTAATTTGTGCCCTTGGTGTAAATGCATCTGCACTAATAATTGCAACTGGTTTAGCATTAATATCAACTTGAATTGCAGTATAGTCAATATTATCTTGTCCTAGTATCGATACAGGACTTGCTCCAGTGTTTAGTCCACCTGCATAGTTAGGACCAATAAGTGTCCACCCTGATCCTGTATACAAGTATAACTGTTGGTTATCTGTATCAACCCAAAGGTCGCCTGTTAAACTACTTGACGCTCCTGGCTGTGTTGTTGCTTTTTTAAGGCCGCCACTTGCTACCCAAGTTGTTCCGTCATACACTTTAAGTTGTTCATTACCCGAAGTACTGTCATACCAAAGTTGTCCTTCAACTGGATTTGCTGGTGCAGTTGTATTAGCAAAGTTTTCTAATATCTTTAAGAAGTTTTGATTAAATTCAACACCATAACTTGTAGTATTACGTCCAACTAAACTTAAACTAGTTTGTGTATTAATATCGTTATCTTCAACTGTAACGCTACCTTTGTTTGTTACGTCAGTGAAATTAATTGTATATGGCATCTATTATACTCCTGACAAACTTTGTACACGCACTGTATAATCAATTTGAACTAATCTGTTTAAACTTTTTTGTACAGGGTGGAAAATAACATGTGTGATCAATCTACCTTCGCCATTTGGACTATAACTTTTAAGACCTAATTCATCAAAAACATAAAGGTTAGTAGTATCTGTAGCAGTATCAAATGCATCTTGACCTTCTGGTTCTCCATAATCTAATAAGCAAGTTACAACAATGTCTGTGTAGTTTGTTCCACTAACATGACGTGTTTCAATTTTATTTCTTACAGGATCTGTATTACTTGTACTCCTGTCATCTACTACTTTAGTAAATGTTTGGTTGTACAAACTAGCATTTGTTCCTGTGCTGTTTGGCGTTAAGTATGTAATAATACCTGTTGGGTCAACACTTGTGCCACCATTACCAAAACTCATTTCGTATATCATGCCTTGTCCTTGATTAGCAAGGCTTTCAGCAAGTGCAATACTCATATTCTCATAATGGATAGCATTACGTTTATCAACATACACTTCGCCAGATCTAGGATCGTGTATTTTGATGTGACCGTTAACTACTACGCCGCTTTTATCATTTAATTTATCTGTCATGTTTTTCTCTCACTGCTACTTGTATTTATTTAGGTAATTCCGATGTTCTTGCTTTAAGAAACTTCGCAACGTCATTTTCTGCATCTGCAAGGCTTTCTCCTGCTTTAGTCCACGTTTGTCCTACACGTCTTATCACTGTTACTTTTTGATCCTGTTCTGGCGTTACTGCTAATTCCAGTGTACTGCCACTTAGAGTAAACTCTACTGGTAATGTAACATCACCTTCAGCACTATCCTGGGCAATAAACCTAGTTACAAAGTTTCCACTAGTATTTTTAGTGTCTACTTGATAACTACTTATCGTATTTTTACGAAGTCTTTGACCAGCGACAAACACTTCAAATTCATTTACACCTTGTGTAGGAGTAAAGTCTAATTCATATGATGCTGTTGTACCATCTGCTGTAAACACCTGTGTAAGTGTTTGATCAGTATATGGAACGTTTTCACCTGGACTTTGGTCTCTTACTTCAGTTCCACTAGCAATTAATGCATTTACGCCAGTACCTAAAGTACCTCTACGTATTTGACGTAAACTATTTCCTTGCTTCACGTAGTACTCAATTCTTTCACCGTTAATAAAC